CGAGCCATCGGCTGCGGATCTTCTGAACGTGGATCTCGGTCGCCGCCATCGGGTTTGAGGTATCCCGATGGACCGCGATGATGTTGTCCGCCTTGTTGTAGAAATGGGCGGAGCCACTGACGGTGTATCCATCCGGAACCGGATAGACACCCTTGTTGTCCTTCATGAGTTTTGCGGGGTGAGCCACCAGCCAGACATGGATGGAGTTCTCTCTCGCAAACTTGCGAAGCTGAGTCAGGAAGGAGGAGACGTACTCAGTCTCTGACACCCCGTCCTTGCGCCGAGCGTGATCAAGCTCGTTGTACGGGTCGATGATCAGACCCTTCATGCCAACCCGTCGCACCAGCACCTTCGCCTTGGAAAGCACGGAGTCGAGGGTCGGCTCCTCGGGCATGATGAAATGGAAGTGCTGGTTCATCCATGCCTTAGCCTCGGTGAACCGCTTGGCGTCCACCCTGCCAGCGATAAGGCGCTCGCCCATCCGCTTCTCGATGAGCTTTGCGGCATGCCAAGAGATCGGCTGGTTCTCCGGTGAGCAAACCCCGAAGGACCATCCCGCGATCTCAGCGATGTTCACCGCCAGAGCGTCAAGCCATTCGCTCTTGCCCATGGACGGGATGCCAGTGACCAAGGTCCACTGACCCGGCGCAGGGGTGTACAGGCCATCGACCGAACCCCATCCAGTCGGCTCACCCTGAACCATTCCGTACTCAAGCATCGAGTTGAGGTCATCCTCGATGTCACTCATCGAGAAGATCCCCTCAACTGGGAATGGACGGGCATCCTCAAGGCACTCGCGCAGCACCTGAGCGCCGTGCTTCATCAAGACTTCATTGGCGTCCTTGCAGTCCTCAGGCCAAGCCACGCGCAGGCATTTGTCCCGACCAAGGCGGCGAGCAAGCTCGTCTTCAAGGCGCTCCCCCGGGCGGTCCTTGTCCACCGCGAGGATGAATGTCTTCACCGCATCCAGACGCTCGTCATCCAAGAACTCGAACTTGTTCTCGAAGTGCTTTGCGTCAGGAGATGGTGCGCCATCTGGCACTGAGATGGCGTTCAGGAAGCCGGCGACCTCACACGACAGGGCATCCATCTCGCCCTCCACAATGATCGTGGTCTCGGCAATGTCGTCGTACTTGTAGAGAACCTTCTGTGCGCCAGCGACCTGCCGGAAGTTCTTCGCGTTGTCCCGGTACTTGACGTTCACCACCTCGCCACCCCGGTAGTACGGGAAGGCAATGGCGGTCGCCTCTTCCTCGATCTGAGGCATCCAGACCCGCTCCATCGAGATCCGATTGCGGATCAGAACGTCGGTCGTAATCCCCCGCTTCTCGAAGAACTCCATCGCCCGATCGCTCAGGACCGTTGGTCTGAACTCAGGCCTTGGGTACTCCCGGCGAGACGGCGGCGCGGAGCGGTTGATGACCCCCTTAGCCAGCCCACCAGACCAGCCGCAGTGATGGCAGTGCCAGACCTGCTTGATGGTGTTCACGTTCAAGCACGGATAGCTGCGCTTCTTGCGCGTGTGACTGCACTGCGGACAGGTCGTCTTGACCTCTTCTCCGGCTTTTCCGCCGAGATCTATTCCGAAATCTGCAAACCCTTTCATGTGTCCTTCGTTGCTTTTTGTTGCCTACCGCTGGCCTTGCGTACGTCAGTGATGGGCTGTTGGTCACGGCAGACCGGTGTGTTGGCCTGTGGATAAGTCTGCCCTGAAAAATGCTATCAATGTCACCTTGAGTGAATTGTAAATTCTCAAGACACACCGAAAAACAAGGGCGAAAGTGCAAAAAATGATGATCCTTGCTATATCATCGCCAAACATCATAACGCAACACAGTTGCATTTGGTGAAAACATAGGCAGTCTTGCGACGGGCAGGCAGTGTAGGTAAAAGCTGTTCCGACCGACCCGTCTTCTGACAACAAAAGGAACCCGGTGAAAGAGATCGCAGCCGCCTTCGTGAAGGCACAAACAGAGTTCGGCCCTGCGCTGAAGAGTTCTTCCAACCCGCACTTCAAGAGCCGTTACGCAGACCTCGCCGCCTGCGTGGAAGCGGTGATTGATGCGCTCAACAACAACGGCATCGCCCTGATGCAGGCCACCCACGAGTCCGAGCAGGGGGTGGTGGTGGAGACGACGTTCATCCACCAGTCGGGTGAGTTGTTAAGTGCAGGGAAGCTGCATGTCCCTGCCGCCAAGCACGACCCTCAGGGGTACGGCTCGGCACTGACTTATGCGCGTCGCTACAGCCTCATGGCTGCATGCGGCATCGCGCCCGAGGACGACGACGGCAACGCCGCGTCAAAGACGTTGGGGCCTGACGAGATCGCCACGATCACGGCACTGGCACAACAGAGCGAGACGGATCTTGGCGCCATCTGCAAGGCGTACGGGGTTCCGTCTATCGAACGGATCCCGTTGGTCAAGACCGCCGAGATCATCACCCGCCTTCAGAAGAAGGTTCGCAGCAACATCAAGGACTAAACCATGAGCGCCACTTACAACAACCAAATCGAGATCGTTCTCTTCGACAACAACAAGCGCACGAGCGAGAAGTCGCCGTCCAAAACCGGGAAGGTCACCTTTCCCGATGGCACGACCTACGACGTTGCGATCTGGGAGCGCGTCAGCAAGAACGGCAACCCCTTCATGAGCGGCACCCTGAAGCTGCCCGACCCGAACCGTCCTCAGCAGGGCCAGCAGCGCCAGTACCAGCCCCGCCCTCAGGCCCCGCGCAATACCGTTGAGATCGACTTCTGATGGGATTCCTCACCAACCTGCACGGGCTTCCTGACGCGCTGGTCGCAGCCGTCAAGAACGACCCGTATCAGGGTGGCGGGGATATCTCCGTCACCAAGCTGATTGATGCGCCGCAAAAAAGGTATCTCGCCAAGAGATACAAGGACGCCGTAGTCGAGGATGTGAGCGAGCGCATCTGGGCACTCATGGGCCAAGCGGTGCATACCGTGTTGGAACGCGCCAACACTTCAGCCTTAGTTGAAAAGCGTCTTTTCGCTGATGTCGATGGATGGAAACTTAGTGGTCAGTTTGACCGGATTCACCTTAGTGACGGGGTGATGCAGGACTGGAAGGTCTGCTCTGTGTTCAAGTCAAACGGGGACGAGGGCTGGACCAGACAACTCAATGTCCTGAGGTGGCTCGCAAATCGGAACGGCATTGTCGTAGACAAACTGCAAGTCGTAGCGATCTTCCGGGACTGGAAGCGCTCCGAATTGGAACGCAAACGAGACTACCCAAACCAACCCATTCGGGTGATAGAGATTCCGGTATGGAGCGATGAAGAAGTCTTTTCTTACATCAAGGGCAGGATTAGCCTGCACCAACGTGCAGACGCGGGGGAGGCTATCGAGTGCAGCGATGAGGACCGCTGGTTCAGCGGAACCTCCTATGCACTGATCAAGGCCGGCGGCAAGAAGGCAACACGGGTTGCCCCCTCTATGGACGCCCTTGGCGACCCGCCCAAGGGGTACGAAATTATTGAGCGCAAAGGCTCTAATCGCAGGTGCGAAAGCTACTGCGAGGTGGCCCCTTTTTGCCCTCAATACCAAAAGCTCAAGGAGCAGGAGGGAGTTGAAGATGATGTCGGTTTATGAAGCTGCAGCGTATCTAGGGTTAAGCGCTTTCTCTCTTCGCAAGCTCGCGAGAGAACGGCGTATCCCTGCCGGAAAGATTGGTCGGCAGTGGCGGTTCAGCAAGGAAGATCTAGACAACTTCCTGCGCGGCCAATACGGGGAGAGCTATGCAGCCTAACGCCTTGGAAGTGCAGGTCGATGGCAAGCACTACAAGGACCTTGCCATCCAGCCCGTGCAGTACATCCATGCCAATGGCATCGGGTACTTCGAGGGCAACGTCATCAAGTACGTCACCCGTTGGCGAGCCAAGGGTGGCATTGCTGATCTCCAGAAGGCCAAGCACTACATCGACCTTCTGATCGAACTGGAAACCAAACCATGAAGGAACTTGCAGATGTACTTGCGGACAGCGGAATGACGCTTGCCGCATCGCATGCCGACCGCACGGTCGAGAACTGGACTGAGGAGGCTGAGGAGTTGTTCACCCTTTACGCCTCGATGCATCCGAACGGATTCCTCACTGAGGACGTTCGTATGTGGGCCAACAAGCTTGGGTTCCCTCCCCCGCCTGACGGTAGGGCGTGGGGCTACATCGCTCGTAAGGCCGCTGTATCGGGCCGCATCAAGTCCATTGGATACGCCAAGGCCAAGTCCTCGAACAACTCGCCCAAGGTCTTGTGGACCAGCGGAGAAGCCGCATGACAACGAACTTCTT